AAAGTTAAAGCTGGTAGTAAGTCAGCGAAACGTAGGAAGTCATATTGTGCTAGATCAGCAGGGCAAATGAAGAAGTTTCCTAAAGCAGCTAAAGATCCTAATAGTCGTTTAAGACAAGCTAGAAAAAGGTGGAAATGCTAATGACTGCAAAAGAAGTTTTAAAACTATTAGAAAAACATGAAGAATCTTGTGACAAAAGATATTCTGATATTCAAGATCACCTAAAAAGACTAGATAATAGATTGTGGATGATAGTTACTTTAATTGTAGTAGCGTCTGGATTGGAGCAGTTAATATAATGGCTATGGGCAGATCTCAAATGAGTAGACAAATATCTAAGCCTCCTTCAAAGAAAAAGAAGATAAAAATAAAGGTGAAAAAAAATGCCAAAAGACGCTTGTTACAAAAAAGTTAAAGCCAGATATAGAGTTTTTCCAAGTGCATATGCAAGTGGAGCTATCGCAAAATGCAGAAAAGTTGGAGCTGCTAATTATGGAAATGCTAAGAAAAAAGCTGAAGGTGGTGTTGTCGAGATGAAAAAAGGAGGGTCTGTTCCAAAGAACAAAAGGAAAAGATCATCTAAAAATCCTAATATTGCTCGTGGATGTGGTATTGTTATGGAAAACAGACGTAAAGTTACAAAGTATACATAATGGCGGTTCGTAAAACAAAATCTGGATTATCTCTTAAACGATGGTTTAAAGAAGATTGGAAAGACGTTAAAACAGGCAAGGCGTGTGGTCGTGGTAAAGGAGAAAAAAGAGGTACTCCTTATTGTAGACCTAGCAAAAGAATATCTTCAAAAACTCCTAAGACTAGATCAGAGATGACAGCGTCAGAAAAAAGAAGTAGAATAAGTCAAAAGAATAAACTAGGACAACCAGCAGGTAAACCAAGAAGAGTTAAAGCTCTTAGGAGAAAAAAGAAATGACAACTTCTAACTCTACAAATTTTGAACTTGACGTAGCTGATTATATTGAAGAAGCGTTTGAAAGATGTGGACTAGAAGTTCGCACTGGTTACGATTTGCAAACAGCTAAAAGATCACTTAACATTATGTTAGCAGAATGGGCTAATAGAGGTCTTAATCAATGGACAATAGAACAAAGAACACAAGCATTAACTGCAAATGATTCAGATTATTCTCTAGGTACAGATGTAATTGATATACTTTCTGCTGTTGTTCGTAGAAGCACTACAGATTTTAGTATGTCAAGAATAAGTAGAGATACTTATTTGTCTACTCCAAGTAAAGCCACTACTGGAAGACCAACGCAGTTTTTTCTTGATAGACAAATCACACCAAATTTAAAGATTTGGCCCACACCAGAAAATAGCACAGATATAATTGTATATGATGCTTTAACAAGAATGCAAGATGCAGATTCACCAACAAATACAGTGGAAATACCTTTTAGATTTTATCCTTGTTTAACTGCTGGATTGGCATACTACATATCAATGAAGAAAGCTCCTGATAGAATACAATTATTAAAAACTGTTTACGAAGAAGAGTTTGAAAGAGCTATGGGAGAAGACAGAGATAGATCATCATTCACTGTAACACCTCAATTAAGTTTTTATAAGGTAGGATAATGGGAGCTTTTGCGTCTGGTAAACACGCTTTTGGACTATCAGATAGATCTGGGTTTAGATACAGATTAAGAGATATGCGTAAAGAATGGACAGGCTTATTGGTAGGAAAAGATGAGTACGAAGAAAAACATCCTCAATTAACACCTCCAAAAGTTTCAACTGATCCAGAAGCACTAAGAAATGCTAGACCAGATAATGATGATGATTTATCTGCTTTTGTAGTTTATACTAATACTGGATTAGGTCTGATAGGTAGTAAAATAGAAACTTTTGAAGCTACTGCAAGTGTTGGTAGCGTAACAGTGAGTATTACATAATGGGATGGACATTTACCACATTAACTCAATCTATTAAAGATTGGACTGATAATTCTGAAACAACCTTTGTTGCAGAAATACCTTTTTTTATTACTAACGCAGAAGAAAGAATATTTAAATCAATAGATTTAGAATATTTTCGTAAAAATGTTTCTGGTGAGTTAACTAGTGGCAATAAATTTTTAGCTATGCCTACTGATTATTTATCTTCTTTTTCTTTAGCTTTTATAGACTCAAGTGGCAATACTAATTTTCTTTTACAAAAAGACGTAAGTTTTTTACAACAATATACTCCTGGTGGATCTTCAACAACAGGAAATCCTAAATACTACGCTCCTTTTGATTATCAAAACTTTATTGTAGCACCAACACCTGATGCTTCATATGTAGCTGAATTGCATTACTTTTATAGACCAACCTCAATCACAACAGTTGATACTGGCACAACTTGGATAGGAGACAATGCAACTGATGCACTTCTTTACGCATGTTTAGTAGAGGCTTACACATTTATGAAGGGTGAAGCTGATATTATAAAAATGTATTCTGATAGATACATGGAATCTATTTCTAGGTTGAAAAACTATGCAGAAGGTATGGAAGATAAGGATGCTTTTAGGTCAGGGAAATTAATAAGACCAAGAACATGAAAACTTTAAAAAATAAAACTATAGCTATTGTTGCACTAGGAAATACTTTTTCAGAATATATTCTTGCTAAAACAAGAAGTGATGTTTTTGATGAAGTTTGGGCTATAAATGCAATGTCTGCTGTTATCTTCCATGATCGTGTGTTTATGCTTGATCCAGCATCTCGATTTTTAGATGGGGAAATGGCTGGAAAACAAACAAATGTAATGAAAAATAGATTGTTACAAAAGTTAAATATTCCCATTTATTCTTGTTGTTTAGATAAAAGATGTCCAGATGTAATAGAATATCCTTTGCAAGAAGTATTAGAAAAAACAAAATACGCATACTTAAATAACACTGTTCCTTATGCTATCGCTTTTGCTATTTCTCAAGAGGTGAGTAAAATTTGTCTGTATGGCGTAGATTTTAGTTATAAAGACGTTCCTCACATGGCAGAGGCTGGTAGAGCTTGTACTGAGTTTTGGTTGGCTATTGCATCCACAAAAGGTATAAAAATTGAAATAGCACATAACTCTACTCTTTTAGATACTAATGTGCCAGATGAAGAAAAACTGTATGGATACCATAGATTAGACGATCCTATAGTTTCTACAGTACATGAAGGAAGTATGTTAATAACTAGAAAATCAAAACTAGAACCACCAGAGCCTTTGGATGCAATTCCAAGAATATACGGTAGAGAGGAAGACGTAAGATAATGATTAGTTTTAGTACAAAAGTAGAAGTAGCTCCTGTCAATGTTATGACTTCAAATGATGGAGGACTTTCAGACGAACAAATTGCACAAATGGCTGTGGATAAAATCGTTTCTGTATCTAATAATGCTCCTGATGTTATTAGAGATCAAGCCAATGTTTTTAAAGAAAATGTTAAAAAAATCTTGTTTCATTATCTAATCTTGGCAAGACAAGAGGAACGTGCTACAATAGTTCATACTGTAAGAAATTCAGGTAATAAAGAATTGGCAGAATACATAAGGAGACTATAATGGCAATAGCACAAGCACTTTGCACAGCATTTAAACAAGAACTAATGTTAGGCACACACAATTTTGCTACAAACGGGAATGCTTTTAAATTAGCCCTCTATGCAGAAGGTGGCGGTGGTAAATCTTCTACTACTGCGACATTAGGAGCAGCTACAACAGCTTACACAACAACGGGAGAAGTCGCAAATAGTGGTAGTTATGCCGCAGGAGGTGGAACTTTAACAAAAGTCGCTCCAACAACGTCTGGAACAACTGCTCTAACTGATTTTGCTGATATAAGTTTTACAACAGCAACTATTACAGCTATGGGTGCGTTAATTTATAACGATACTAATAGTGATAAAGCTGTTTGTGTATTAGATTTTACGAGTAATAAAACATCAACATCTGGAACATTTACAATACAATTTCCAACTGCTGATGCAAGTAATGCTATTATAAGAATTGCATAACCGAACAATTGTAAGGTAAAATATGGCTAATACTACATTAACTGGTTGGAGTAGAGGTACTTGGGGTGAGGCAGCTTGGAATAGGCATGCTCCCGTTTTAGTAACTCAAAGTGCTGCAACTAGTGCATTAGGTTCAGTTGTTGTTGTTCCATCTATAGAAGTACCCGTAACTCAAAGCACTGCCACTGGTGCTGTCGGAACGGTAGTAGTCGTTCCTTCAATAGAGGTTAATGTTACTCAAAGTGCAGCGACAAGTGCTGTCGGTTCAGTAACTATTGTAGGAACTTCTGTTCTTAGTTTAACTGGCACAAGTGCCACTTCATCTATTGGAAATTCTACTGTAATTATAGATGTAACTCCTACAATAATAGGTGTATCTGCAACAGGTTCTACAGGAGAAGAAAATGTTTGGGGATTAATAGTTCCAGATCAAACAGCTAATTTTTCAAACATAACAGTATCACAAACACCTAATTGGACAAAAATAGCAGCATAAGGATAACAACATGGCAAGTACATATGTAAATGATTTAAGATTAGAAGAAATAGCAGATGGTGAACAATCTGGAACATGGGGAGCTACGACCAATACAAACCTAGAACTGATTGGTGAAGCACTTGGATTTGGCACACAAGCTATAACAACAAATGCAGATACATTTGCAAGTACAGTAGCAGATGGAGCTGCAGATGCAGAAAGAGCTATGTATATTAAATATACTGGTACATTAGATAGTGCTTGTACTATTACAATAGGACCAAACACAATAAGCAGAATGCACTTTATTGAAAATGGCACAAGTGGATCACAAAATATTATAATAAGTCAAGGGTCTGGAGCTAACGTAACTATTCCACCTGGAGATACAAAAGCAGTTTATCTTAATGGTGCTGGTAGTGGTGCTGCAGTAATAGATGCTTTTGCTTCTTTAAGTGTTGTTGACTTGAAAGTCCAAGATGATTTAACAGTAACAGATGATGCTACAATAGGTGGCAGAGTAATAATAGACGATACCACAGATGCCACAAGTACAACAGATGGATCACTTCAAACAGATGGTGGGTTAAGTGTAGCAAAAGACACAATAATTGGTAATGACCTAAAGTTATTATCAGATAGTGCAGTTCTTGTTTTTGGTGCTGGTTCTGATGCTACTCTTACACATACAAATGATGTTGGTCTTACATTAAATGGCACAAATAAATTAATGTTTAACGATGCAAGTCAGTTTATACAAGGTGCTAGTGCAACAGTATTAGATATTGCAGCAACAGACACAATAGAATTAACTGCAACAAATATTGCAGTAGTAGGCACTATGGGAGCTACTGGAAAAATCACAGCAGATGCTGGAATAGATATTGATAACATAAATATTGATGGCACAACTATAGCTTTATCTAGTGGTGACCTAACCTTAGATGTTGCTGGAGATATTATACTTGATGCTGATGGTGGTGATATAATTATTAAAGATGATGGAACTCAATTTGGTAGCATAACTAACTTTAGTTCAGAATTACACATTAAAGCTACAATAAATGATGAAGACATAGTACTTGCAGGTCTTGATGGAGGTGCAGCTACAAATGCACTCCGACTGGATATGTCAGATGCTGGTTCTGCTTATTTTAATAATAGAATTTATGTGCCAGTATCTATTGTGCATACTGGTGATACCAATACCTCAATAGATTTCTCTACAGATATTATAGATTTGTACACTGGAGGAAGTCTTGGTTTAAGGGTAAGCAATAGTACAGTTACAGTCAATGAAGGTGGTGCAGATAAAGACTTTCGTGTTGAATCAAATGGCAATGCTAATATGTTGTTTGTAGATGGTGGTAATGATAGAGTTGGTATTGGTACTAATTCTGTTTCTGAACCTCTTAGAGTTCAAGCAGATAGTGACACAGATTTTAGTGCTTCAGGTGCAGAGTTTAATAGAGCAATTATGCTTAAAAATTCAACTGGTGGTGCAAATAATTGTGTGTCACTTGCTATGTCAACAGAGTCAAATGGCGAAGTATTTTTATCAGCAGTTCAAAATTCTAGTAATGATGCCGCAGATTTTATTATTTCTACTAGAGCTAGTGGTGCTAGAGCAGAACGTATGAGATTAAACGCAACAGGTCATCTTTGTTTTGGGGTTACTACAACATCCACTGGTTCTGGTAATACAAATGTTGGTATTAACCTTGATATAGCTGACGTGGTTATGGCAAGTAGAGGAGCTGGTGCGTCTGGTATATTCAATAACAATTCTGATGGTGAACTTGTTAGACTACATAAAAGTGGAACTATACAAGGCTCAATATCTGTCTCTGGAACTACAGTTTCATACAACGCATTTAGTGGTTCTCATTGGAGTAGATTAACAGATAATTCTCAACCAACAATACTTAGAGGAACTGTTGTTGAAACCATTGATGAAATGATGGACTGGTATCAAGCAGAATTTACAGTTGAAGCAACACCTAAAAAAGATACAGATAGTGAAAGCAAAACTTTTGGGCAACAAATAGAAGCTTCTCCAGAATATGTGCAAAAAGTTTCTATTACTTTAGCTAATGGTGCTTCTGTAGGTGATACAGTAACAGTTACATATGATGATATAACCTATGATAATGCAGTCATTATAAAAGAAGAAGATGACAAACACGTTAAATGTAAAATATCAGACACAGCAGATAGTAAAAAAGTTTATGGTGTATTTGCTAATTGGGATGGTGATGATGATTCAGTAAATGATATGTATGTCACAGCAGTTGGTACTCATGTAGTGAGAATAAACAAAGACGTAACAGTTTCATCAGGTGATTTGCTTTCATCTAATGGTGATGGCACAGCTAAAGTACAAGATGATGACATCATAAGAAGCAAGACTATAGGTAAAGTATTAGCAAACATTAAACAAGAAACATATAGTGATGGAAGCTATACTGTTCCTTGTGCATTGTACTGTGGATAGGAGCATAAAATGGCAATAACATATACATGGTCAATAGTTGACATGGAAAGACAAATAACAATGGGCGATAAGTCTGATGTTATAACAGAGATAAGATACCAACTTGATGGTACAGAAACAGTAGATGGCAAAGCACATACTGGCTCTATGAGTGAAACTGTTAAGGTAGAACTTGGCAGTCAAACATTTAAGGCATTTAGTTCTGTAGCAGAAGCAGATGCGATACAATTTGTTAAAGACAAGTTAGGTGCAGATGGCATAACTAATTCTGAGTTGAACGTATCAAATCAAATAGCTGAATCACAGACACCTATTACAGCAAAAGGAGTATCTTG